CGCTTTGCTTGCAGCTTGTGGCTTGTAGCTTTTTTCTTTGAACGCTTCTCAAAATTTATTCTATAATTACGGGCCGCCGCTCCTATATTCCAAGTAGTAACAGCCATTAGTGTTTTCCGTATGCAATGTTAGATATTGATTTGTCCCAGCAATTTCTACAGTCCGCACATTTTCCGCCCTGCTCTGGAGCCGGACACGTTGCGCCAGCTGTAACTACTGTCGAAGTATAAGACCAGCCGCCCGCCGCTGGTTGGTCCACCATTGGCATACTAAACCTAACAATTAAATTATCCGGACAATCTGTTAGATAAGGTTTAACCCATGCTTCACGTGTAGGCATCCAATGCTTAACGGTAGGTGATAGTTTACAAACAGCAAAAATTTTCATAAGGTGATTTAAGTCTTGTATATCTCCTGAGTCATGCCATCTAAAGACCTTGGACTTTTTAGAGTTAATCAAGTGAGCCATGGCCGCGGTCCATAGTGGATGAGTAATGCCCGCGAGTCTTTTGTATTGAGCAGCTTGTACATCAGGGAACACATAACAGCCCTTTAATGCATAGCAGCCGAAACAAACTGATCCCTTAACTTTTCTTAATTTAGATCCTGTCTTGCATTCCTTAGCTGGTATACCAATTGAGAACCCTGGCATCTTAGAGGGTTTAGATAGTGTGTGAGTTATTGCTAACGCTTCAGTTGTGTTCATGATTTGTTATCCTCCATATATTTCTTAGATCTCTCCTGGTCAGCTTTCACCATACGTAGTATCTCTTCTATAGCATCTGCGATTCTTTTTAATTGTTCATTGTCCATATTATATCCTTTCTAATTAATACTATATTATCCCATAACTATATACTTGTCAAGTAGCTTGTAGCTTGAAACTTCGGCCCCCGCTTGACGCTTGACGCTTGTGTTGTTGACCCTATTTTAGTCGGGGCGGGTCAACCGTATCCCTCGCACGCGTTTAGCCAAAGCATCCAGGCGTGGTAAATCATCCGATCCCAAGTCCATCCGTTTGCTGTACCTTGCGCATAGGTAGAATGGACCAGGGATCAGGCTGGTGTTACTCTTGGATTTTATCACCAGCTTTAATCCTACCTGCTTTTTCCGGTGCAGGTCCCGTGATCACTTGAGTTTTTTTCGCCGTAGTGACCAAAAGGGCGATAGAATAGTTATAAGATAATATGGGAACTATGTCAAGCGTTAAGCAAAAATAAACTTCTTGACAGCTATGGGATTATCCGTTATACTTGGACGGTGGTTGGGGATGGCGGTTAGTAGTAAAAACAACACAACTATAGATTGTATTGTTTTTTTATTTTAGGGGTTGACTTGTATATATACATATGTTATAATATCCCATAACCAAACATAAAGGATAAACAATGTGGGACAATAAAGAACTAGAAAACTTAAACAAACAAATAAGAATGGGTGATGTCATTAGTGTATTAATGGCCCAGTCTACAAAGTTAATTGAAATAGTAAATGCTAATCAAAAAGAAATTAACAGATTAAATAAAGAAAGGAATGAATTAAAAACTCATACTGATAATGCAACCGATCAACTCGATGATGATGGTGACAAGTATAGGGACGCGGATATTATGATCCATCAATAATAACACTTGACAAGGGGTATTATATATGTTATAATATCCCATAACAACAATTAGAAAGGATAAAAAATGACAGAACAATTAATATACGAACTATCTTTTTTTGGAATGATAGTTATCTTAATAGGTTTAAGATTGTGGGGAGATAGCAAATGAATGAACTTATGTTAGGAATAATTTTAATGTTTGCAATAGCAATGATTATATGTGTTGGCTGTATTATGGCTAATGCAACACAAGAACATATTGACTATCAAAATCAAAGCTACTTAAAAGCAAAAGAAGATAGGTCCAAGTATAGAGCCTTAGACAAACTAGAAAAAAGAATAACAACACTAGAGGGTAGATAATGGAATCAATGTACTTAGCATTTATCCTGGCAATAATAATAGTATTGATCTGGGGTAAATAAACAGTTGACAAGTATTATGAATGTGATATAATCCCATACATAATAACAACGAAAGGATAACAGATGAAGATAATATATAACAACATAACATACACAATACCTAAACCATTCGACCAATGTAACTTTGGTATCAATCCAACTAAAGAACTAAGGATCATGAATAGATTCAACGAACCGGGCGCCGTGCTATCAGCTAAGCTACCTGCATTCGCTGTCGCTATCTACGATACAATCATAGGTTGTGAAGCAGTCGAGGACTATAAGACTATGCAACGTGGACTAACATGGTTTCAAAAGAATTTTACTAACGAATACTATGCACTGTTAGATTAATGTTTGTCATCGGTGCGACCCTAACGGGCCGCACCATCCCACTACATTAGAACCATTCTAAAGTGCGCAACTACAGGTTGTGGCGCCCCTTCGGGCAAGTAGGACCCAGATCAATCTCGATGTAAGAAAAAACAACTAACCCCCTACACCCCCTTTTTTACTATAGGGGTCCCAATAGTTTGTATGTATTGCTTGATTTAGATATAGATAGCCGTTAAAATCGTTTTAAGGAGAGAAACAGAATCTTAAAAAATTCTGCGCAAAATTATATGGAATTAAAAAAAAACACTTACTACTCTAACATTATTTTAAAAAAGACTGACGAAGAAAAAAGACAACTAGCAATTGTTAATTGGAAAAGATTATCCGATGAAAAAATTTATATGAAAGCTAAGTTTGATGCTATGTATAATAAACACAATTCTAAAAAAAAACAAAATCCTCCTAAATTTGGAACAAACTCTATAGCCTATAATTGTTATGTTAAATTTCCTGAATTTTTAAATGCTTGGGAAGTACATAAAAAAAAACATGGTGGAATGTATTGTGCTATAACAGGAGAAAAAATGACCCACATTGGAGCCAATCATCCAGATGGTAAAAAATTTAATAGGAACTGGAATAATATTAGTGCAGATCGTTTAGATCCTATGAAACCATATACTGTACAAAATATAATTTTTGTAACCTGGAGAGTAAATAAACAAAAAAATGATTTTCCTCTACAACATATGAAAAAATTATTACAATTATACAATGACAGATTTATTAATTTAAAACCAATCTAATGGATAAAGAAAAAATAGATAAACTACCACCTGACGTTAAAAAACAATTTATGAAGTTAGCTATTAAGCTGGGTGAAAAAAAGAAACAAACAAAAATACAAAACGATTTTATGACTTTTGTAAAACACGTTTGGCCCGAATTTATAGAAGGTAGACATCATAAAAAAATAGCAGAGAAATTTAACGATTTGGCAAATGGCAAAATTAAAAGATTAATTATTAACATGCCACCAAGACATACTAAATCTGAATTTGGTTCTTTTCTACTTCCTGCTTGGATGGTGGGCCGTAAACCTAATTTAAAAATTATCCAATCAACCCACACAACTGAACTCGCGATCCGATTTGGTCGTAAGGCTAAGACCCTTATGGATTCGCCGGAGTACAAAGAATGTTTTCCGACTCGTTTAAGAGAGGACAGTCAAGCCGCGGGTAAATGGGAGACTGAACAAGGTGGTGAATATTATGCAGCGGGTGTCGGATCTGCAATCACGGGCCGTGGAGCGGACTTACTTATTATTGATGATCCTCACTCGGAGCAAGATGCACTTAATATGTCTTCGATGGAACGTGCTTATGAATGGTATACATCAGGTCCAAGACAACGTCTACAACCGGGCGGAGCCATTGTCTTGATTATGACTAGATGGAATATGAAAGACTTAACTGGAATGTTACTTAAAGCACAACAAAAAGAATTAAAGTCTGATAAATGGGAACTGATAGAATTTCCAGCGATACTACCATCTGGTAAAGCTGTTTGGCCGGAGTATTGGAAACTAGAAGAATTAGAAGGTGTCAAAGCATCACTTAGTATTGGAAAGTGGAACGCGCAATGGATGCAAAATCCTACCGCAGAGGAAGGAGCACTTCTTAAAAGAGAATGGTGGAAGACTTGGGAAAAAGATCATATGCCTCCTTTAGAACATATCATTCAATCTTATGATACTGCATTCCTTAAAAAAGAATCTGCCGACTATTCTGCAATTACTACTTGGGGTGTATTTAGGCCAGATGCAGATAGCCCACCTAATTTAATACTATTAGATGCAATCAAAGAACGATTAGAGTTTCCAGAGCTTAGAAAAAAAGCTATGGAACAGTATAAGTATTGGAAACCGGAGACAGTTATAATCGAGTCTAAAGCATCTGGATTACCCTTAACTTATGAGTTGCGTAAAATGGGGATACCTGTTATAAACTTCACTCCTAGCAGAGGTAATGATAAACATGCTAGAGTAAACGCCGTCTCACCGATTTTCGAATCAGGTTTGATTTGGGCGCCGGATTTTAAATTCGCAGAAGAAGTAATTGAAGAATGTGCATCTTTTCCTTATGGTGATCATGATGATTTGGTGGATAGTACAACACAGGCGGTAATGCGTTTCAGACAGGGAGGTTTTATAACTCACCCGGAAGATGAAAAAGAGGAAAGCATTCCTGGCCGAGTAATGGAATATTATTAAGATGGATATAAATAATTTAACTAACGTATATAATCAAAACCCTACTCTACAAAAAGAGTATAGTTTAAATGAATATTTAAATTTGTTTAATCAAAGTACCGGAGTAACACCTACACCTACTCCAACTCCAACTCCAACTCCAACACCAACTCCTACTGATCAAGGAATTATTGGAGTAGATTTAAATCAAATGGATAGAAATAATGATCAAGGTGGACTAAAAGCTCTTGCACCAGGTTTAGGATACACATCTTCTTATGCACAAGACGATAAAATTCAAGGACCACAAACTAAAGATGAAACAGATTATTATTTAGATGACATTGGTGAAGGAACAATCGACGACGATGATTTAAGTCTTGGTCTTTCACTCAAAGAAGGAATTTATAATGTAGGAAGATTATTTGATAAATTACCCACACCTTTTAACCTAGCTAAAAAAGGAATAAAAGCAGCTAAAGATTATCAAAAGAAAATAGCTGATCAAAAAATAGCTGATAAAATAATAGCTGATAAAATAATAGCTGATAAAATAATAGCTGATAAAAAAATAGCTGATCAATTAAAAATTAAATTAGCAAAAGATAAAATAATAGCTGACCAATTAAAAATTAAAAAAAACCTAGAAGCAAAACAAGCAAGAGAAGATGAACTAGCAAGAAGACAAGCAATTGCAGATGCACAAAAAGCTAAAGGTCAAACTACAAGTGGAGGTGGTGGTAATTACAGATCAGATAGAGACCATAGTGGAAGTGGTGGTTATGGTGGCAGTAGCCGAAGCTCTAGAGAAAATAGAAGTTCTGACCTAGGTTTCAGTGACATAAGATTAAAAGATAATATTGAATTAGTTGGAAAATCTCCATCCGATATTAACATTTACAACTTTACATATTTAAATGATTCTACAGTTTATGAAGGAGTTATGGCTCAAGAAGTTCCATGGGCTTCTGTTAAACATGATAGTGGATATTTAATGGTAGACTACAGTAAAGTAGATGTACAATTTAAAAAAAAAAATAACCGACTGCCCGTTGAGATTGAAAATAAACTAATTTAATGGCCGGACTATTTGAAAGTATAATAGATAATTTAGGTAAAACAAAAATTAGAGCACAAGGCTCTGGTAGCCAATCCGGTAAAACAGGATTTATAAGTACAGGAGATACATCAGCAATTCAACTTCCTAAAGGTATTACTTCAGATTCACAAAAAATAGATATCACAGCTAATGTAACCGCTCCTGTAACAGACAAGTTTAGTATTTTAGGAGACGTTCAATATAACAAATTTAGAGATAAGATTGAAAAAGGAGATCAAGAACTTTTTCTCCAAGACGCACCGAGCAATATAGATCGAAAAGTTGGAATAGGTTATAATGAAGGTGGTGAAGGTTTTAGTGGTTATGCTAAATATGGCATTGATAATGAAAAACCAGAGTATTTTGTTCAATACAAAAAATCATTCGCGGACGGTGGATCTACACAAACTAACAAAACAAATTTAACAGAAGAAACATTTGTAAAGTTAAGAATTCAAAAGAAAAATTTAAATCATAAAGAATTTGCTGATTATTTAAATAATCAAACAGAATATTATCCGGATCCTAAACAAGCAGATAAATTTACTAATGTTAGTGTTGGTAGGAGATATGACGTAGCTAAGTCAAAAGGAAAATTTCCATTAAATTTTATAATTAAAGGATCTATACAAGATAGAACTTTAACTCCTGAAAAGTACAAATCTGTTATAGGAGAAAAAGACTATTTAAAGTTAAAAGATAATCCTACAAAATTAAAAAATCGTTATGAGTTTGAATTAAAAAAAGCTAACGATCCTAATTTTCTTAAAATAAGAGCAGAAAGAAATTTAGCAAAAACAAAAGCTATGAGCCCACTAGAATATGAAGAAAAAATTCTTGAACCCGCAAGAAAGCGTAATCAAAAAGTAAGAGGAGACTCACCTAAATTTACAGTTAATAGAAGAGATGCAAAATCCATGGCATGGAAAGACTTAGTTAGTAGATCCTATGAAACAGCAAATAGAGATCCATATTTTACATTTGAAACTCCTGTAAAACCAAAAAAAAAATATAATACAGAAGACATGAAAAAAATTGTTTTAAAAGATAGCAAAGGAAACAAATTTACATACGATACTTTGTTTGAGGATGTAAAAAAAATAGCAGGTGAAACTGAATTTAAAAATTTTAAAAATACTTACGAGCAAAGAGTTTTTTTAAATAAAGAGGGAATAACAACTGAATTAAATAAACTATATAAAATAACACCAGGACAAAGAAAAAGTGTTTTTAATATTCAACACATAGAAGGTTTTAATAAAAATCCATTTAAAGTTCATATGACTTTTGGAAATCAAAATTTAAATGAAGCATATTCAAGAAAAAGTTTTACTTCGGACTTTGGAAAAGCAGATACTTATTCTAAAAAGAAAACCGCAATTAATAAATACTATAAATCTTTAGGACCAGATATTGTTGCACAAATTGGAAAACAACCTAGAGGCACCGCTAAACCTTTAATAGAACTTTTAAACAAAGCAAAAATAAATTTACAACCAGATATTAAAGCAAGAGCAGTATCCCTTGGTTCATTTCCATCTCAATTAGCAGAAGCACCACAAATGTCAAAGTCAGCTATTAAAACTGCAGCTAAATCTGTTGGTAAAGTTTTAGGAGTAGCAGCATTACCTTTAGAAGCATATTTTATGAAACAAATGTATGATGAAGGTAAAACAATGACAGAAATTTTATCTAGTCCCTTAATGTTGGAATCAGTTGTGGGAGATGCTCAAGATTTATTAAAAATGAACTCTCTTGAAAGACAGGCTGTTACAAATGAAAGAATTGCAACAGACGAATCTTTATTAGATACAGATTTTTCTCAACCTTATAAAAAAGGACTACAGGCTGTAGATACAGAAATGGTAAAAGACAGAGTAGCTCAAGAAAGAGCAGCCGAAGAGGCTAAAAGAAAAGCCGATAGAAACCAACCAAAACCCAGCTTTACATTACCTATTAACTACGGTATAAGTTCGTTCGACGACCAGGTGTGAACTAATTAACAGGAAAGAGATATGGCTGAAATAGACGATACATTACCCAAAGAAACTATAAGTGACGAAGCTTTTGTAGAGCAAGAAATTCAAATTCCAAATGAAGAACTAGAAACATCTTCTGAAGATGTAAATGTTACTATGGATGAAGATGGCGGTGCTGAAATAGATTTTGCTCCGGGAGCAGGAGAAGCATTAGAGTCTGATGAACATTTTTCTAATTTAGCAGAAATTATAGACGAACAATATTTAGATGAACTAGGTTCAACTCTTTACGATCAATATACAGAGTACAAAGAATCTCGTGGTGACTGGGAAGATAGTTATAGAGAAGGTCTAAGTCTTTTAGGATTTAAATACGAAAAAAGAACAGAACCTTTTAAGAATGCTTCAGGTGTTAATCACCCAGTTCTTGCAGAAGCAGTTACACAATTTCAAGCGCAAGCTT